ACATTCTCTCCATTCGAACTGATGTAATAATCCCCCAGCCAAACCTCGTCATTGTCTACCTCAAAAGGTCCTATCCGGATTGAACCACTGTTAATGGATACGACACCTCTATCCGATACCACAAAAGTATTGTTGTTAATATTAATGGAGCCGCCGACAATCTTACCAGAAAACGTGGCATTGCCATTCCCGTCAAGCTGAAAGTTCGTGCTGTTTACAATCAAGCGGTTACTGGATAGAGTAATCTTATCAGACTCCACCGACAGCTGACTGGACACGTCCCCTTTGCTGACCTTAATTGCGATCTGGTTCGCGGTCTGAATAAACTGGGACTCTGTGTATTCCTTTAAATCCTTAACCGTCATCTTGATCTGATCAGCAGTAACAATAATTGTTGCTTCTGCCTCTTTCGCACGTTTTACTTCCGCGGCTATCTGTTCGGCAGTAAGCGTAAATTTGGTTTCGGTCTCTGCTTCAAAGTCAATCAGGTGCGCGGATACTTCCTCCACGTTCTTTTTAAGGATAGCCGCCTTACCCTTTAACTGGATAATCTCCGTATTGATATTGGACTCCGTGCTGCGGATCTCCTCGCCTGTGGCACTGTGCGCGTCTCTAAGCCCGTAGATCCCTTTCAGGGTACGGCAAATTACATAAGTTACAATATCGCCCTGTTCTGCCTCGATCAGCTCGGTATCCCCTACCTCGATATAAGGCAGTCCTTTTAAGTTACAGCTAAACGGGATGTACTGTCTGCTGCTGACCATGCCATAAATGCCGGCGGCAATCGCGTTAAGCTCTGCGGCTGATTTCCCGTAGACAAGGAAATTCCCTTCTACGGTCAGACAGTTTTCGCCGTCTCCGTAGAATGCCCCGATATCGCCCTCTTCCTGCCTGATCTGAACCTTGTCAATGGACTGAACCGTATACTCTTCAAACTCACAGTCAATATACAGATTGCGGTGAATCCGCTCATCATACACCTGATCATTTAATTCACCGGGCAATGCGGGATATAAATCTTCTGCCGGGTATAAATCCGTGGCCGGCATTAAGGTGTAGTTTGGCTGCAGCGTTACATGCTGCAATACACCATTCCGGTCAAAGTGTCCGAAGACTCCGTTTAACTGCTCACAGGCGATTAAGACATCCCGCCCCATTAGCGTAGCAGTATCAATGGTCTTTTCAATCAATACCGCTTCATGGGGCAGGTAGCCCGGAACATTCTCCGTCACACCGATATGGCGGCACAGGCTGGCACGGAAATCTTTAAGGGTGAGCGGAAACGCCAGGGCATTGTACCAGTCAATGACATTGACATCAAATTTAGACATATAGTCCAGTGCCACGATATCCCGGTAACTTTGGTTAGCCTGACGGTCTGCCGATTGAATCACATACCGCCCAAACGGCATGGTATAACCTGACGGGTACTCATCATCCCCTGGATATAAATCCTCTGCCGGATACACCCCATCCATGACCTGGTACACAACCATCTCTGCCCCTTTGATACTGTGATCCACATCAATCAGAGTCATTTTAAGCTGGGACGCTTCACAGCTGCCAAATTCAAGGTTTTCACTGCTGGATAACGATTCTTCCAGTGACATATCATAAAATCGCCGGCCATCATAGATGGAAAGAAACGGCGTATCTGTGCCGGGTCTGTAAAAGTCAGCAATGAAGTGCTTTTCTATGCTGTCGGACTGATATAAATCTTTTAGTGCCTGTTCTGCCGTATACATAAACCACCATCCTTTAATACTCGATCAGGGCAACCCGGACAGGCTTATATTCCATCCGTGCCCCCACAATCCGGTAGATTTCAAAATCAATATCCGGTACATAAAAATCGCCTGTCTTGTAATCATTGATTTCATCATTCCAGTATTCCACTGAAAGCCGCTTCCTGGTTGGGAAATAGGACTGAAATACAATCTTATCCTCAATCCAGAGATATTTTGTTGTGAAATCTATCTTTGACCTGGTATGCGGCAGGATTTCCCGGTGAAGTTCACCGGTACTATCCTGATAAGAGCTGTTATCCTGTAGCTGGTTCGGCGTTGCCTTATATTTCGCTATGTAGAGGATGGGCAGCTCTCTCCCCTCAATCTTAAGTAGATACCCTTTAAAATTCGTTGCCGTCTTCCTCACCTCCTACTAACCAAAGGCTGGCCGTTTTGTTCTGTCTTTATATTCCTTGGCTTTCGCCTGGGTGTCCTTAAACACTTCATTCGAATCTAATACAGCTTTTAGATCAACCTCCCGCAACGCCCGGACAAATGCCTGATACATCGTATCCTCATCCATTCCACCACTGCCAATTGCCATATATACACCTCTGGCAATCGCATCCACGATCTGGTCATTGTTAGCTACTGCGGTCTTCCCGCCAATGCGTCCTACCATTTCGGGACCGCTCTCCCGGGCAATAAACATCTGTCCCTGATCTGGGAAGCCGCCGGTGGCAAAGGTCGGTATCTTCCCGAGGTTAATATCCGCACCTTCAAAAATTGTCTTGCCGCCAATCGTAATCGGGTCGATTGAAAATGACAGCTTACTGTTGAGCCATTCAGCAAATCGGTTCCACAGCTCCTTAACCGCATCAAATGCAGAATTAAATGCACCAACAAAACCCTCTTTGACTCCGCCGAGTGCCGATTTCCATGTATCAACACTAAACCACTTCTTTACATCATTATCCCACCAGTTCTGGATGTCTGTCTTCCACTGGGTTACAGCATCGTCCCAGGTTGTCTTAATGGATGATTTAACCGTCTTATAGATTCCCAGCCACTTATCAGCGGTAAACCACGGGGTAACGCTACCCGACCACCAGGCGGAAATATCACTGCCCCACTGGGAAACCGTTTCATTCCATTTTTGTTTCAGGCTGGTTTTAATGGAATCGTATAACTCGCTCCATTTCTGCTTGGTAAACCAGGGCGAGATGTATTTATCCTTCCATTCTTTAAGCGCATCTGTCCACTCGTTAAAGGTTGCTTTAAATCCCTCAATGATTCCAAGAAGGATATTTTCTCCCAGCGGCTCCATTTCTTTTGATGGCGAATGCATATCAAATATACTACAGATACCGCCCCACACCCATTCGAAAAAATCTATGAAGGGTTCTGCCACAAAAGCTATGGCAGAAAGAAAACCATTAACAATTCCACTTACAATCCAATAACCAATCTCTCCAAAATTATCCGCATTGAAAGCTTTTTTAAAACTTTCTTTCGCATTTTCAAAGAATGAAGTAGCGGTATCGAAATTGAACAGCGTATTAATAATCGCGCTTCCTATGCTGTCTTCTGACTGAATCGCATCCAGGAAAATACCTACAATTAAACCAACTGCCGCCCCGATCGGCCCCCCTAACGCAGCACCAAATCCTGTTGAAACGGCGAGCAGCACGCCATCTCCCAGTGCACTTGCAAACCCCTCACCGAATGCCTCTACAATGAAACCTTCTAAGATGTCAATGATCCGGTTTCCGATCACATCAAGCGCAGGAACGGAACCTCCTGCCAAAACAATGTTACTAATTGCAATTGCGGCCTGCTTTACATTAAAGGGAAGCGATTTCAAAGTAATGCCGCCAATCAACGCCTTACCAATCGCGTCAACAAGTGCTTTGCCAAGTCCGACAAACTTAAATGCTGCAATCCCTGCAATAATAGCTGCCTCAAGGGGCGCAACCTTAACCATACCGGCGTAAATCTCAATCGCCGCACTGATTGCGGCAATAATGAGCTTTCCGACTTTCGCAAGGATGGTTCCCCAGTCAATGCTGGCAAAGAACTCTCCAATCTTTTGCCCCACCAGAAGCCAGTTTGTTTCCTCAACGGCTGTGATTGCGGTATCTAAAAGTCCGTTTACGAATGTAGTCAAGGTTAATCCTGCCGATGCAAAGTCAAATGTCTGAAAAAACTCATTAATCCCGGCTGCTATAGAGAGACCAAAATTCTTCCAGTCAAAGTTCTGTCCAAAAGACAGCGCGGCATAGATCGCCGTATTCAGTGC